TTGTTAATAAGTTAAAAAAAGAAAAAGGAATTGAATAATTTTTTTAATATCTTTGGCGTATGACAGAACCGATATACGCAAGTGCAGAACACAGAGCAATAATTGAAGCTTATTTAGAAATGTGTATGGAGTTTACTAAAGAGCTATCAACCAAAAGCAGGTACGAAGGTTACTTAGAAGTGTTAGAAATAATTATTGAATATCATAACGGCTACGGAACAGGACTTAAAGAAAATAACTATTGGGATTGGATGATGATAATACCGATAAACGTTTCAGTAGCTACTAACGGATTCTTTGCAGGAATAGAAACTAAAGGTAATAGAGCGTATATAAGGTCTTACAAACTAATACTAGACGAAATAGTTCAACAGGTTGCAGACAAGATAGATAAAATGGAAATTGTAAATGACTGATATGTATTTAGAAATATCAAAGCTATCAGGTAAGTTCAGGACTATGGCTTATGGTCTTTCTAATGATAAGAACGAAGTAAATGACGCAGTACAAGAGTTAATGATATACTTTTTACAAATGAATCCTGAAACACTTAAAGCTATTTATGATAAGGACGGAATAGACGGAGTAACAAGATATGGAGCAGTAGCGTTAAGACGAGCTTTAACAAGTCCTAGAAGTAATTACTATTATAAGTATAAAAAGTACTATACTAATTTAATAGGGGTGTATATGAACAACACAAATATAGCTCAAAATAATTTCCATAAAAGCATATACAACTTACCTTTAATTGAAGAACAAGATTTACAATGGGAAAAGCTAGAAAAGATTGATGAAGCTTTAGAGAGTTTCACTTGGTATGATAGGAAGATATTTGAATTATATTATTCTGAAGGAAACACTTTAGATAGTTTAGCAAAGAAGACAGGAATAAGCCGAAACAGTTTATTCACGACAATAGACAAAGTAAGAGTGCAATTAAAAGAAATGTTAAATGAATAAGTTCTTTGTACCTAACGAAGTCTATGAAGACAGGATAGCAATATGTAAGGGTTGTGTCTATTACTTCAAGCCTACAGGAACTTGTAAAGACTGTGGTTGCTTTATGAAAATAAAGGCAAGACTCGCTCCAATGGAATGTAGTCAGAAGAAATGGGAGAAGACAAAAGAAGTAGAAGCTCCTGAAAGTTTACCGCAGGAAATAGTAGATGAAATTTTAGATATGTGGGAAGACTTGAAAACAGGTAGAGCAAAGAACCAAGCAGCCAAAAAGAGAATGATTGAAACTTATAATACAATATACAATACTAATTATGGTGTAAGAACTAATTGCGGTTCTTGTATCTCAACTTGCTTTGATGGAATAAAAAAAATATATAAAGAAAAAAAGGGGGGTATAATTTAACTAAACAAACTTAACAGGGTAAGACCTTAAGCTTTATTTTAGAAGTATTATTGCTGAAACCCCCTTTTTTATAAAATTAAAACTATGGCAGATATAACTAAATGCGAGGGCAAAGAGTGTACAATGAAAGAAACTTGTTGGAGGTATAAAGCACCTAAAGGATATTATCAGAGCTACTTTACTGAAAGTCCTATTAATAAAGAAACAAAGGAATGTGAATACTATTGGCTAGTAGGTGTTACACACTTTAAAGGAGATAAAAAGAAGTAATGTGTACACTTTTTTGGAGATAAAACAAGACAAAGTAAACCTATAAGTTTACTAAACTAAAACAATAGATATGGAAAGAACATACAAGACAATAAAAAGTGTATTAAAACATCACATAAAAACAGGAGTGAAAAGTCTTTGGACTTGGAAGGACGATAACTTCACAATGATTTATGAAAATTATAGTGGTGACGACAGGATTTATACAAGCAACCAACTATTAAAAATACTAAGCAAATGATACTACAACTATTAGCATACTTTTCCTTATTTGTAATTTTTGTACTTACAATTTTAAGTATAATAGAAGGCAAGATAAGAGCCAAAAGAAATAACAAGATAAAATACAGGATTGACAAGGTAGAAACACTAACAGGAGGACTAGAAAACGACAGGATAAATGAAAGACAATAGAATACCAAGCTACTACAAAGGAATCAGATACGGCTATGAAGCTCGTAAGGTCATAGAGGACTTTGAACTTAGCTACAATACAGGAACAGCTGTTACTTACTTGCTCAGAGCAGAAAGGAAACACGATAGTCCTATTGAGTGCATACAGAAAGCAATCAATCACTTAGAGTTTGAACTTGATAAATTAAAGAAGTGATTGACTTAAGACTTGGAGATTGCTTAGAAGTTATGAAAAGTATTCCTGATGGAAGTATTGACGCTATTATAACAGACCCACCATACGGAACAACTGCCTGTAAATGGGATAGTGTGATTGACTTTGAATTAATGTGGGAACAACTGAATAGAATTATAAAGCCAAACGGTGCAATTGTTTTATTTGGTAGTGAGCCGTTTAGTAGTGCTTTAAGAATGAGTAATATTAAGAATTATAAATATGATTGGATATGGGATAAAAAAATACCAAGCGGAATGAGTTACGCAAGATTTCAACCAATGAGAAGAAACGAACAAATAAGTGTCTTTTGTAATGGTAAAACAGTTTACAATCCTCAAATGGTATTAAGGGATAAGCCAATAAAAGGGGGTGGAATGTCAAAAGGAGAAACAACAAATAACCAAAATTTAAAAGCATTAAAAAAAACATACACACATAAAAACCCTACAAATATACTAGTATTTGACAAAATAAGGAGAGGAAGCCAACACCCAACCCAAAAACCTGTAGCATTAATGGAATATTTAATTAAAACCTATACCAACGAAAATGAAACAGTTTTAGATTTTACTATGGGAAGTGGAAGCACAGGAGTAGCAGCAAAGAATTTAAATAGAAGCTTTATAGGGATTGAAATGGATGAAAATTACTTTAAGATTGCAACAGAACGTATAAACAAAGAAGAAAAACAATTAAAGATATTATGACACTATACACTTGCGAATGTGGAAAAACTATGGAAATAGGAAAGGCTACAATAGTTTACAGAGATGGTAAATGGGTAACTAAGGAAGCACTCTGTGAGTGTGGTAAATATATGGACAGCAAACCAACAGAAGGCATACCTACACTTAAAAGAACTGAACCTACTCTAAGTATGAAACGAGATAAGCTTTGGGAAGGAGCAACAGAAAAGATAAGAAGTAAAGCAACTGAATAGTGAAGTTTGTAATAAAAAACAAAAGAGATAAGCAAAGTCTATTTAGTTATCTAAAGGAATTAGAGAACGACTACATAGTAAGTGTAAAGAAACAAAGAAACACAAGAAGCAATATGCAGAACAGTTACTATTGGAAATGTATCGTACAAGGACTAGCAGAAGAACTAGGATATTTCCCAAATGAAATGCACGATGTACTAAGAGCTAAGTTCTTATCAGAATATGAAATGATAAGTATTAATGATAACCAAATAGCAATAAATAAAATAGGAAGTACAACAGCTTTAAACACAAAAGCGTTTGAAGTATACACAGAGCAAATAAGAGTATGGGCTTTAACTGACTTAGGTATAAGGCTTATGCTTCCAAATGAATACGAATAATTTCTATTATATAATACAACTTGATTAATCAAATTATTTCAAAATGGAACACGGAGGAAAAAGAGCAGGTGCAGGACGCAAAGGTAAAGCTGAAGAACAAAAGCTAATAGAGAACTTAACACCAATGAGTAGTATTGCATTGGAGTCATTACAAAAGGGCTTAGAAAAGAAAGAGCAATGGGCGGTAAAGTTATTCTTTGAATACTTCTATGGCAAACCACAACAAAGAGTAGATGTTACAACAAATGATGAAAGTCTTAATGTACCACTAATAAACTTTATAAGCTCTGAATCTTAGCGACAAATATACAGCACTATTTAAGTCTGAAGCTAGATACTTTATTATAACAGGTGGTAGGGGTTCAGGAAAGTCTTTCGCAGTTACAGTCTTTCTAACACTCTTAACTATGTCTAGGAATATAAGAGTCCTATTCACTCGTTATACAATGGTATCAGCTCACTTATCAATTATTCCTGAGTTCTTAGAGAAGATAGGGCTACTAGGATATGAAAACACCTTTAGCGTAAATAAAGCTGAGGTAGTCAATTTAGGAAACAAATCAGACATTCTATTTAGAGGTATTAAGACATCAGCAGGAAACCAAACAGCTAGTCTAAAGTCATTACAAGGAATAAGTACTTGGGTACTTGATGAGGCAGAAGAACTTATTGACGAGAATATCTTTGATACTATTGACCTAAGTATAAGGGAAAAGAAAGTACAGAATAGAATCATATTAGTTTTGAATCCTGTAACTAAGGAACATTGGATATACAAAAGGTTCTTTGAAGAAAAAGGAGTACAAGCAGGTTTTAACGGCATTAAAGATAATGTATGCTATATCCATAGTACATACCTAGACAATAAAGATAATCTATCACAGAGCTTCCTAGAGCGTATTAAGAGCATAAAGCATAGGAACTTTAAAAAGTATCAGCATAAAATACTTGGAGGGTGGTTAGACAAAGCAGAAGGAGTAGTCTTTGATAATTGGAGTATAGGAGAATTTAATCCTGATGGCTTACAAACTTCTTGCGGTATGGACTTTGGTTTTAGTGTAGACCCTGACTCATTGACTGAAGTGGCTATTGACAAAAAACATAAGAAGATATACTTGAAAGAACATCTTTACAGGAATGGGTTAAAATCACAAGAACTAGCTAAGATAATACTAGAAAAAGTAGACAATAAACTTATCATTGCTGATTCAGCAGAACCAAGACTAATAGCAGACCTTAGACATTTAGGAGTAAACATAAAACCTGTAAAGAAAGGAACTATTGAAAGTGGTATTACTCGTATGCAAGATTATCAATTAATTGTAACTCCTGAATCTATAAACATAGCCAAAGAGCTAAACAATTACGCATATCAAGATAAAGGTTCAAAATTATATATAGACAACTACAATCACGCTATTGACGGCATAAGGTACAATGTAATTTACCACCTAGATAATCCAAACGCAGGAAAGTATTACGTACAGTAAGGGAATAAAAAAAGGAGATATTATTTATTTGTTAAGTATTTTATTATATACCAACATTGACCATCTTTATTTATATTTATTCCTCCTTTATATGTTGGCTTACTATATGCAGAACCTTTAATTAAAGAATATCCGTTTTCCTTTAACTCTTTTTTATCTTGCTTCCAAGCGTCAAAAAATTCTTTAGTCGCTTTACCTTTATAATAAATACAGTTATTCTTACTGATATTTAAAGATAATTTCGCACCAAAGAATTGAGTAGTTTTTTTAGGTAAATTAAATGTTTCTGAAATTGCTGTTATTTTATGTATATATTGCAATTCTTCCGAAAATGTCAAACCCCATTTACTCCAATTTTTTAGTTCTTTAATATCTAATGTAGTTGTTTTCATACAGCAAAGATAAACTTTTTTTTGAATTAACATACTATTAAACACAATTATTAACAATTAAAAAGTAAGAGTAAACTAAATTCTAACTTTTTCTATTATATATTGTATGGAAATAAAAATCAAAAAGGAAGGCAAAGTAAAAGGGTTCAAGCTAATTAATAGTTGGGAAGAAGTAACACTTGAAAAGTGGTTGCAACTGATTGACTTTGAAACAGGTACAAAGACTGAAGAAGCTACTGAAACAATAGCAGCATTGTCTAACATTCCTAAGCAGTTAGTAAAGGAGTTAGCGTTGTCAGATGTAGCTGTTATAATGAGCAGGATAGCAGAGCTACAACAAGAGCAAGACACAAAGCTAAAAAGGATAATAGAGATAAACGGAATAGAGTACGGTTTTCATCCTGATTTAGATTCTATAAGTTTAGGAGAATACGCAGACATTGAGCAATTCATCAAGAACGGAATAGAAAAGAACCTACCTGAATTAATGGCTGTTTTGTATAGACCTGTAAAAGACAAGAAGAATGACATTTATATTATTGACGCTTATGATGGCGATATTCGGCTCAGGACGGAAGAAATGAAACAGATGTCAGCTCAGCAAGTGCAAAGTGCATTGGTTTTTTTTTACACTTTAGGGAAGGAGTTGTCCGAGATTTTGCCATTGTATTTGATGGAGCGGCTGAAGGAAACGAAGACGCAATAGCTTCAGAATCCTTTGCTGAGAAATGGGGATGGTTTGGAGTGATGTACAGATTGACAAATGGAGAGATAGTAAACTTAGAACGAATAACAAGATTAAGTCTTTTAGAGTGTTTAACTTGGCTTAGTTATGAAACAGATTTAAACTCGCAAAATAAAGTAAAGAGAAATGGTAAACAATAAGACATACAATAATGTAGTAAACACCTTACTAAGATTAGGTGAGTACCACCAACAAATCAGCACAACTTCAGTAGGTGATATCTATGACATCAACTTAGAGAAGATGCAGAAGTTCCCATTGCTTCATATAAACCCTGTAAACGTATCAACAGGAGATAGCCAACTTACTTACAACTTTCAAATCTTTATTATGGATATGGTAAGCGAAAAAGAAGATTGGGCTAAGAACAATGCTTCAGCTAACTTCCCTAAGCTTTATAAGACTTTAAGTAATGAGCAAGATGTGTTTAACGAAGTGCTGCAAATCTGTACTGACTTTATAGGAATGCTTAGACACTCAGAACAACAATCGTTACAAGGAACAAACGACATAAACGCTCCTATATACTTTACACAAGACCAATTCACAATAGAGCCGTTTCAAGAAAGATTTGACAACTTGTGTTGTGGATGGGTATTTAATATTGGAGTCTTAGTTCAGAATGACTTCTCAACTTGTACAATACCTGTAACTTCTGAAGGGGCAGGGTACTAATGTTTAAAATAAGAATAGGAAAACTAACAATACAATTATTACCACCAA